AGCTCAGAAGTTATTAAATACGGGGTCGATTGAGCGGTTCACTGGATTTGCGCAGCAAGTCGCCGGCTTAAATCCTGCGGCATTGCAAAAGGTTGATACCGATCAACTTCTAGATGTTTATGCCGAGATGGTTGGTTTAGCGCCCGGCATTGTTCGCTCGGATGATGCGGTCGCCGCGATTCGAGCTGATATTGCTCGGCAACAACAAGTGCAAGCGCAAATCCAGGCGCTTCAATCGATGAGTGAGACCGCTAAGAATTTAGCGCAATCGCCCACGGATGGAAATAATGCTTTGACAGCACTTACGGGACAAGGGGGCGGCGCGTGATTGATCTAGATATTTCGAAGCCGAGAGATGTTGCGAAAATGGAGAAGGCTCAGAATCTAAAAGAGATTCAGGCGAGCTCTGATCTAAAGTGGGTTCTTTCTAAGCCTGAGGGCAAAAGATTTATGTGGCGGCTATTGTCGTCCTGCAATATTTTTACAGCGAATCATTTGACGAGCGAAGAGCTACATTTTGTAAACGGGCGTCGATCGGTTGGATTAAAGTTTTTAGACGAGATTTTAAAAGTAGATGCATTATCATTTGTAGAAATGATGGAGAAAAATAAATGACTATAGAAAATTCGAATGCGGCCATATTGGACGCAATAGAAACACCGGAAGCGGAAGTTAAACCGGTGGTACCAGTAGATGAAAAACTCTCATATGAAGTAATAAAGCCCGAACCACAGACGTTTGAGCTAAAACTTCCAGAGGGGTCACTCTTACCGACTGAGCATTTTGAGAAAGTTAAATCCTGGGCACAGGAAAATAAAATTTCTCAAGAAGACGCTGAGAAGGCTTTAGAGAGAGACGGTTCTACGTGGAAGGCTTTTCATGAAAGCCAAGCTGTTACAGTTAAAAACAAAGTAGATTCGTGGCCAGCGGAATTAAAGCAAGACAAGGATTTTGGCGGGGATAAGTTTAATGAAACTGTTTCTTTAGCAAGTCGTGTTTTGGATCATTTCGGGGACGCGAGTTTTAAAAAAGAATTAAACGAATCAGGTCTTGGGAATCACCCAGGGCTTTTAAAATGGGCCGCAAGAGTTGGGCGTGCGATGAAAAGTGATGAATTGGTTGTTGGTAAGTCTACGACCATGCCGGAGCGTTTATCTACCTCTCAAGTTTTATACGGTTCAAACGAAGGGAAAAAATAATTTATGGCATTATTAGGCGCAGGAAATCTAACGCTAGCAGATTGGGCAAAGCGTTATGATCCTAATGGACGGATCGCAAGAATCGTCGAGTTACTTAGTCAAACGAACTCAATTTTGGATGATATGGTTTATATCCAAGGAAATCTTCCGACTGGAAACAGAACATCAGTTCGCACTGGGTTGCCTCAAGTATTTTGGCGTTTATTAAATAATGGCGTACAACCATCTCGGTCTACTACTGCGCAAATTGATGAGGGTTGTGGAATGTTGGAAGCCTGGAGTGAGGTTGACTGTGCGTTGGCCGAGCTTTCGGACGACGTCCCGGGGTTTCGATTATCTGAGTCCATGTCGTTTTTGGAAGCTATGGGTCAAGAAGCGGCGCAAACTATTATCTACGGTAATAGCGGAGTATCTCCGGAAGAGTTTAACGGTTTTGCGATTCGTTATTCCTCAACAAGTGCCGGCAATGGACAGAATGTTTTGCTAGCTGGGACAGCCTCTGGTTCGGATCAATCCTCTATTTATTTAGTTGGTTGGGGCGATATCACTGTTCACGGTTTATTTCCCAAAGGTTCTCAAGCTGGTTTGCAGCATAAGGATCTCGGCGAAGTTACGGTTGAAACTACTGCAGGTCTTCCTGGTGCGCGCATGCGTGCTTTTCAAGATCAATTTGTCTGGAAAATGGGACTTTGCGTTAAGGACTGGAGATACGTTGTTCGTATTGCGAACATCGACACCGGCAACTTAATAGCGAACTCTAGCCCGGCTAATATTACTACTTCGATGATCAAGGCGATTCATAGAATCCCAAATTTAAATGCGTGCAAGCCTATTTTTTATATGAATAGATCTGTATTTGAGTATTTAGATTTGCAAAGACGTGCGGAAGTTATTACCGGAGGCCAGTTAAACTATGAATTGGTTGACGGTAAAGCGATTTACATGTTTCGCGGCATCCCGGTAAAAATTGTAGATCAACTAACCATTACCGAGGCCGTTGTTTCGTAATTAAGGAGATTTTTATGTATTTAGATAAACTAGCTTTATTCTCGAACGCTCAAGCCGTAACGGCTACGGCGGCATCGACTGATAGCATGGATTTTTCACAGGCCAGAGATGTTGGTACTGGGGAAGATTTATTTATTTTTATAAACTGTACAGTAGCAATGACTGACGCGGCTTCTGATTCAACGGTAACTGTGACCTTAGAAACAGATAATAACTCAGGTTTTTCTTCTGCAGCGGTTACACAAACTCTTGGAGTTTTTCCGGCTTTATCAGCGGTTGGGTCGATTATTTACGCACGTATTCAACCTGCAGCACTGAATGAGCGTTATTGCCAACTTCGCTATACTGTAGCGAATGGCGACTTAACTACCGGAACCTTTAGTGCCGGTATTATTCACGGAATTGATCGAGTAGTAAGCTACGCAAGTGGTTTCTCGGTTATTAAATAAGTAATGGAGTAAAAACTAAATGATACGAGTGAAAGCTATGGACCTTGGGTTTTATGATAATCGCCGCTGGAAAAAGGGCGATATTTTCGAAATCAAGAATGAATCAGAAATGGGGCGTTGGATGAAGAGAATGAAGCCCGAGACCAAGGAGTCTGAATTTTTAGAAGAAGAAGAGGTTATCTCCGTTAAGCGAGGTAAGCCTGCTGCTAAAAAGATGGAAGACGACGACGAGGTCATTTAGTTAATGAGAGGGGGCCAAATAAGCCCCCTCTTTTTTTAAGGGGAATTTATGGCGGTAAGAGTTGGTGTCGTTACAACGATTAATGATTATGAGAATTCAGCAAATTTAATTACATGGAGCGGGTTGCTGTTTAGCAGTCTTGATACTGGTGATCCCTATCAAGTGCCGGGATTTTCTGACCGCACCGTCCAGTTCTCTGGAATTTTTGGCGTGGGTGGCACTGTCCAGATTGAGGGCTCGAATGACGGGACTAATTATATTATTTTAACTGATCCTCAGGGGAATAATATTACTAAGACGGCGGCGTCAATGGAGGCAGTTACGGAATTGCCAAGATTTATTCGGCCAAGGGTCACTGCTGGGGATGGCACGACAAATTTGATCGCGTCTTTATTTATGAAGAGGGTTTTATGAGTATAGCGAATAAAGCAGCGGACGATTTAAAGAGTTTTTTAAACAAACTCAGCCCTTTATTTAGTGTCGTTAAGGCTTTGGAAGAGATTGGAAGCTTATCAAACGCAGCAGATGAAGCTTTATTTCGAAAGAATGATCTCTACGAAAAGTCTGATTTGGCTTTAGTTGAATTAAAGAAGCATGAAAAATTATTACTTGAGGCTAAAGAGGCCGTTAAATCTGTTTATGCTCAGTCTGATTTGTCTTTAGAGAAAGCAAAGGCGAGCGCCCAGAAGATTTTAGACAAAGCTGGAAGTGATTTTGCAGATAAACAAAAAGTGTTTAGCGCAGAGATCCAGGGTTTAAAACAGGCAGTCAGTATTTTGAATGCAGATATTAGAAACTTAGAATCGGACAAGTCTAAAGCAGAGGGTGATTTGGCGGCTATCCGACTTGAATTATCCGTCACCAAGGATAGAATAATGTCTTTATCCTAAGGAGAACGATAAATGTCTTCTAATACTGATATTGCAAATCTTGCGCTTCTTCATTTAGGTTTTGGAAAGACGATCCAGAGCCTGGACACGGAGAGAACGTCAGAAGCGAACGCTTGCAGAATATTTTACGACAATGCCCTTGAGATTATTTTAAGTAATTTCAATTGGCCTTTCTCCACTAAAAAATTAGCTCTCGGATTGGTCCAAACATTTACTAATCCTGAAACTGACGAGTGGAGATATTCTTATCAATACCCTTCCGACTGTTTAAATTTAAGAAAGATTCATACTCCGTACATACGGAATACGAATATGCAGAGTCGTGTTCCTTATCGTATTTTTAACTCTACGGCATCGAACGGTAAGTTAATTTTAACGGATCAAGAGAAAGCTATAGCGGAATACACACTTAAAATTACTAACGTGGATTTATATCCTGCTGATTTTAAAATGGCGTTTTCGTATTTGTTGGCTTCGTATATTGCGCCGAGTATTACGAATGGGGATAATATTGGCATTAGTACTAAGATGCTTCAGTTAGCGCAGTTTTTTGGAACGCAAGCGACTTCTAGAAATGCTAATGAAGAAAAAGAAGAAGATATTCCTCAGTCTGAATTTATTTTGGCTAGGAACGGTGATTTTGGAATTGATGACATACAAGATAGAAGGAGGTTTTAGTTATGATAAACATGGAATGTGGACCCGATGAATATTCTTATGGAATGTGTATTCGATTGAATAAGGAGAATATGGGGAAGCTGGGGATGAAAAAAATTCCTAGCGTTGGCGACAAGATGACTATTCATGCAATGGTTCAAGTTAAATATGTATCTGAATCAGAGACAGACAAGAGTGTAGAGCTTCAAATTACAAAGATGGAAATCGTTAATGAAGATATTTCCACTTCAAAAGTTTTGTACGGCAAAACTATGGAAGGTTGATTAGTTGAGTAGTTTAATTCAGAGAAGCTTTTCCGGCGGTGAGATATCCCCAGAGCTTTATTCTAGGGCAGACACTGCAAAGTATTCTCAAGGGCTAAAGACCTGTAGAAACTGGGTTGTTAATTCGAACGGATCGGTATCTACACGTCCAGGCACTGTTTATGTAGATGATTTTTTACTCGGTCCTTCTGCTTTTTCCACTCTTAATTTTAATGTAAATTGCAGACTAATTCCTTTTTATCAAAGAGCAGATCAAAACTATATTTTGATTTTTAGCAGTGGAATAATATTTTTTTTAAAAGACGGTAAATACATAAAGGAAACAGAAAAAAGTATTTCAGCAATTACTAATGCTAATCCTGCGGTTGTCACAAGTAACGCTCACGGCTATCAAAATGCTCAGTATGTTTTTCTGCGCGTAGATGGAATGAGTGAAATTAATGGACAGTATTTTCAGATTGATAGTATCACTGCAAACACTTATCAATTAAAAAATTCTTTTAATGGTAATTTAATAAATTCCACAGGCTTTGGGGTTTATACACCCGGCGGCGGTGGGTCACGGGTTTATCAAACTCCATCCCAATATTTAGATAAAGACTTGCCGTATTTAAAATATGCTCAAGCTGGAGATGTGTTGACCTTGACTCACCCTCTTTATCCGGTGAGAGAAGTTTCTTATATTACTGATATAAACTGGACTTACGGTGCGCTGGCTTTTGATCCAACGATTGAAAGGCCCGCGTCTGTAACTGTGACTGGTGGCATTGCTGGTCCCACTGGTTACGTCGTACAAGTGACCGCTGTTTCTTCGACTGGAGAAGAAAGTTACCCAAGAACTTCGGGGTTTTTGGTTGGCCAAACCCCTACCGCAGCGGACCCTATTTTTATATCCTGGCCCGGCGTAACGGGCGCAGTGAGTTACAATATTTATTCATTAGTTGGCGGCGGGCTTGGTTATATCGGCACGGCTCAAAGTGCATCATTTGTAGATTCTGGTTATATTCCAGACTTTTCGGCGAGAGCTCCTGTAATTGATCAACTTTTTTTTAATGATACGGGTCTTTATCCATCGGCGGTGGTGTATCACCAACAACGCCTAACACTAGCAGGCACAAATTCACTTCCACAAACTGTGTGGATGTCTAAGCCCGGAATAAGAGAAAATTTTACAGTAAGTACCCCTTCTCAGTCGAGCGATGGACTTCAATTTTCCATAATATCTAAAAGTAGATCTAACATATTAGGCGCTGTTTCTGCGGACTTTCTTTTTATTTTTACAGATACTTCTGAGTATTTAATTAATGGAGATAATGCAGACATAATAAGACCCAGCTCAATTAATGCTAGGCAAATTTCTAATTTTGGATCGAGTAGGTTTGTTTCTCCAATTTTAGTAGGTTCTTCAATTGTTTTTGTTCAAGCGTCTTCTGGACTTCTTTTTGAGTTAGATCATAAAAGATCCTCCTCAAATTCTGGGGGTTTAAATTTAAATACTTTTTCAAGTCATTTAGTAAAAAACTTTTCCATTGTAGATATGGAATATCAGAAATCGCCGCAGTCTATTATCTGGGCGTGTCGAAATGACGGGACTTTGCTTGGTTGTACTTATGATAAAGACCAAAAGATTTTAGCGTGGCACAGGCATGATACGGATGGCGTTTTTCAAAATATAGTTTCTATTCCAGAAAATCCAAAAACCTATACTCCGAATCGTACGTCTTGGCCCATCGTTAGCGGATCTTTTGAAGAGGGTGTTTATTTTGTTACTCGTAGAAGTGTTAATGGATTCACTAGGCGCTTTATAGAAAAGTTCTCAAATAGAAATTTTAATTCTATTTCTGATTTTGTTGGATCTGACTGCTCTACGCAGTTTGATTTAGCTCCTTCTAGTACTGGGAATATTACAATTTCCGGTGGCGTTACTTGGGATGATGGAGAAACGCTCACCGCTACTTTTTCACTATCGAATGCTACCGCTAGTTTAGTGGGTCAAGAGTTGCGTTTTACTTCTTCGGACGGGACTAAAATTAGATTTCGAATTCTAAATTTTATTTCACCGTCCGAAGTTACTGGGACGGTTAATCGATTAATCCCTGTTGATTTAAGAAATTTACAGAAGCCTTACGTTTTAGCCTCCAAGATTTTTAGTGGGCTGTCCCACTTGGAAGGAAAGCAGGTTTCTGTTTTTGCAGACGGTCAAGTCGTCGCAAGCCCTAATAATGATGGCTATCCAATTTATACCGTTACGAATGGGACTCTTACTTTAGACACTGCGGCAACAAAATTGACGGTTGGCCTACCTTTTACTTCTGACATAAAAACTTTGAATGTAGATAATCCCTCTGGGGAAACTATTTCTGACAAGAAGCAGCTGGTAACAAGAGTCACGCTGGATCTGATAGATACTCGCGGGCTTTTTGTAGGTGCTGAAGAGCCTACCGGATCTGATCCTTTGGCTAACTTAATGGAAATGAAATTGAGCGATCGATTTGAGTACGATGACACAATTTCATTATTAACGGGCAAAGGCGAAGTTCAAATTCAGGGCACCTGGAATGAGTCGGGTTCAGTATTCATAAGGCAGGTTGACCCTTTGCCGGCGACCATTGGTTCTATTACGCCTGCGGGCCAATATGCTTTTAAGAATAACAAAAAAGATGGGAGTAAGATTTGACGCCTGATAACAGTCTTCAGACGCCTGATAACAGTCTTGGTGTGTTGTCTTCGGTTGAAGGGATGTTTTCGCTAGCGAGTGCAATATCGAACGCATCTCTTCAGAAAGAGTTGGGACGATTCCAGTCTAGTCAACTTCGCATTCAAGCTAAGTTTGCTGATCTTTCCGCCGCCGATGCAATTGAAAGGGGCGATAAAGAAGCAAATCAGCTTCGAAGAAGGCTTCGCAACCTAGAGGGTGATCAAGTTTTAGCTTCTGCAGCGTCTGGGATTGATCCGTTTAGCGGTTCTGCCCAAAACTTGCGGGTAGGTGATCAACTTCTTGGGGATTTGGATATTATCCAAATCAAGACTAATGCCTATCGTGAAGCTTTCGGTTTTAAAACCCAGAGTACAAGCTTAATTAGGCAGGCCGAAATGGCGAAGCTTTCAGCCCAGAGATCGGCAAATAATACGCTAATTGCCGGCGGGCTAGAGGCGGTTAATTCAGGGCTCTTAGCGGGTTATTATTTTAATAAATCTAGAACGCCTGAGGCTCCCGCGGTTCCCGGTGCTCCCGGGGTTACTTCGACAACAAGTTTATTTGATAATAATAGAAATATTTTTTATTTAGAAAGGGGGTAGGTTGTGCCAACTGTTCCAACTTTCAATAGTAACGTACAGGCGCGGGGCCTAAAAGTTCCAGATGGATCTATTAATATTAATCAAGAAGCTTTTGGCGTGGGAAGCTCTTCCAAGCTTGTCGAGAACGCTACTAGGAATCTACTAAAAACCTCTGAATCATTTTATCAGGAACAAAAAAAGAATGCTGATCAAATTGCTATTCAAGATTATGACAGCGGCCTTTCTCAGTTACAATCGAGTCTTCAGCAAAAGGCTGAAAGCATGCGAGGTCGCAACGCTGCGGGAGCACTTGAACAAGTGCAAGAGGAGTGGACCAAGGGGATAAATAAATTAGACCAAAAGTTGGTTAATACAGATCAAAAAGCCATGGGCAATCGCGCTGCGCAGAGTCGATTTGATTCTTTATCCCGATCTGTTGATACTTATACAGCGGTAGAGTTTCGCAAAGCTGATGATGAAGAGACCGAAAGTTATATTAAGGTCCAAAAAGATTTAGCGATTCAAAATTATAAAGACCGTTTAATAGTTCAAGACTCAAAGCAAAAGCAGATTGACGCTTTAGAAGTTTACCAAAAAAGAAATGGGCTCTCACCAGACTGGTTAAAATCCAAATCTTTAGAATCTATTAGTAAGACCAACACCGATATAGTTTCTCGTATGAGTGATAATGGCGAAGACGTGCTTGCTAAAGCTTTTTTTGAAGCTAATAAGTCTGAATT